TAAATTCCCGTTATTTTTATATTGAGTTGCAGAAATATCATTCAGCCGTCTCGGTTTAAGCTCTTTGATCTTTACAGTCACCGGCTCTTCCTTTCCAAGGACTTTTGTCAATCTTTTAGATTTAACTTCTCCTGTTGCCAGCTCTGTTGCTTTTTTCACATCTGCTTTTAATAATTCATCTACCAAATTCATTTTTATTTCCTCCTATAAGTTTGGAATGGTGTCTAAGACTTCCCATCCGGTAAATGTAAATGCATAGCTTTCTTCGCTAAGTTTCTTTGCTTCCCAATCTGCAAGTGTCAATTCATCAAAGGTGCATCCCGTAAGCTTAATACGCTCGACTCCGTCTGAGTCCGGATCTGCCAGTTTGGTAATAATGGTGCACACCATCGACTTTCCAGCTTTCAGGCTGTCGCTCATTTTGTCGATAAAAAAAGACGTGACCTTGTTGAGCTTTACTGTACCCTTACATTCGATCCCAGTAACCTTATAGCCCTTTGCAAGTGTTCCCGTCTGTTTTACTTCTTCTTTATTAATAGTTACCTTCGCCTGGCATCCAGTAACCTCTGATAGATAATAGTCATCGATCCACAGTTCCCCAAAGGTTCCGTTAATCTGTTTTTCCGGTGTAAATCCCATTTAAAATGCCTCCCTTCTAAATCCGGATTGGAAGCACTACGTCTTCGATAGCGTCCAAAATCTGTAATGTACATGTCAGATATACAAACGACCCAGTATTTGCGGTTTTGATCTCAAATTCCGTCATGGAATCCACATCCTTCCCGCGTCCCTTGAGATATTTTCTGTTCTCATCAATATCAATACCGATCGTATACGACTGGATCACATCATCTTGAATCAGCTTGTCAAAATAATTTCCGATCGCAGAAATTAACAGACATTTATTATCGTAAGTATTCGCATACTTTCCGATATAGCTGTCCTCTACCGTCATGCGGATATCATTTGCAATCATATCCATCGCATCTACGATTTTTATCTTCTGGAACTGTGTATTTTTCCCCTGCACCAAAGTAGTCAGCGAGTTTACTCCACGGGCGGTTTTTACTTTTTCTCCGTCCCACCAGACAATAAATTTCCCACCGTCAACTGCTGCATCCATTTCCTCTTTGGTTAATCTATTACAATCCGTAAGCTCATTGAGTGGTGCATATGTGCAGGAAATTGAAAGTGGTGTTCCAGCAATAATTCCCGCGATACGGCTGCAATACTGCTCTGTCGTGTAGGTCTTATCATTTACCGTCACGGATTCTGTTGCAAAGTTAATAATTGCCTCATTGTCTCTTACTGTATTCGGAAGAACCGCTTTGATCAGCTTGTTTGCTTCACGCTGCGTCTTAACATAGGACACAATATCGTCTGTTTTTTCATCTGTTGCCACAGTTGGCACAACCAAATAGTCAAATTTTACGGTTTTAAAATAATTTAAAGCCTCTGTATAGTCCTCTGTGTCTTTCAGGACATATGCAATTACTCTCTTTGGAGTATTTACATATCCCATAAGTGCAAGCTTAATCTGTTCCTGGTTGTCTTTCGTAAGCGTAGCAGGAACATCTTCGTTCGATACGCACACCGCTGGATTCGTACCCGGTACCGTAGTGTCTTTTATGATCATAGCGATAATTCCACGTTCGCCACGTTTAATTGCCGTAGCCGCCAGCTCTGTAAACGTGATGCTGATGCTTGGCATTCCCATCTTTAATTCCTCCATTCTTTTTTAGTCTCAATCCTCTCCATAAGAGGGGCGTCATTTTTATGTTCAATTCGATCATTCCATTGCAGTTCGATCGATATTTCCGGAATATTCCGATATGTTCCGGTGTAACTCCAGTCAAAATTTTCTACTTTTACCGCACGATCTTCTATCTTTACATACAGTCCAAACAGATCCCGGATGCTCTGGATCATCTCCAGAATTTCCGCTTCATTTGTTTTTTCCTGCATGATCGTTATGTAAAAAAGCACTCTGTTTTTTCTGGAATTAAAATTTACCGGTTCCATTTCCACCGGCAAAAACTGCGTAAAAAAGCATGGCCTGCTGTAGTTTTCTACAACAGCCATGCTGTAATACTTATATTTTTTTGTTGGATACTTCGATTGCAATAGAGATATCAGTCCTGCTTTTAATTCTATCAGCGTCATGTAAGCCCTCCCGCTTTTAATAGCCCGTCCACCATATGTGATACGTGTTCTTCCATATCTCCTTCATATTCCTTCGTGGCCTTTTCGAGATAGTGCTTGCCCTGAACGAATCCGATCGTTTTTCCGTCTTTTGTTACAAGATTATGGCCGTGCTCCACAAGATGGAAATGTGGTGATTTTGCCGCAATCTCTACATATTGCTGTGATCCATATCCCATCGGCTGGGACACACTATAAGATCCAGTTTTTCCAAGCGATCTCTTGCTTTCTCCCTTGGTTTTTGTCGATTCTTTTGCACCGGCCACGATCTTTTTCCGGAGCTCTCTTCCGTCTTTCCGCAATAGTTCTCCGGCTGCATCTGTATATTTTCTGGATAATGTTTCGAGAGATTCTACCAGATCATCTATCCCTGATATCTGGATGTTTACATTCTCATCCATCTTGCACCTCCATAGTTTCCTTGTTGGTGTGTGCATAACAATAGATCTCCAGCATCTTATGTTCCAGATCAACATCAATTACGCTGTTTATGTCGTACTGCTGCCCTTTGTAAACGATATAACAGTTAGAATCGATCCCATCTCTGTACCGGATGTAGCATTTATGCGACACCCGGCTCTGTACCTTCTGCGCTTCGAATAACTCGGTTCCACGGATCGGCCAGAAAGAAGCCCACACAGTCGCAATTTTCTGCAATCCCTGTGTGGTCTGCCCCATTTCATCTTCTACATCTCCCAGGCGCATAAATGTTACACGCTTATTCAGTTTTCCGATATTCATTGTGCGCATGGTGTACTCCTCTCCTCTACAGAAGATTTACTGAGTGCAGATTTAAAATCGTCCTGACTGCCGGATTCATAACCGGTTTATTATCCGTCTGCAGATTCCGGTTATCGAACATATCCGCAACCAACACAAAAAGAGACTGTGTAATGTCCGCGTATTCATCCAGTTCCTCTTCTTTCAGCCCTGTGTAGGCTGTAATCATGGCTACTGCACTCTGCTTCATTCTTCCAAGCTCTTTCGTTTCGATTTCTTCCGGATCATCCAGCCGAAGGTACTCTGCAAGTACCTTAGTATCCACTTCACTTACTTTCATAAGTTCTCCTTAGTATCCAGCACCCATTACAAGTGCAGCAATCATTTCTGCATTCTGGACTTTTGCATCGAATTCCACGAATCCAAGGACCTCAACTGCATGCTGGCGCGCTTTGGTCTCTCTCAGAACATCGATGTTAATGTCCTCAGACACCTTTACAGCAAGTCCCTTATAATCGCCATAGTAAATCGCCGTCTTGCCCGCAGCCATCTCGTCCATATTCGCAGATGTATATACATCTTTCCCGAATAATGTGTAACCCCAACGAGAGTTAGCATCCTTATTCAGCAGGTAATTGCCCTGTCCGTCCTTTAACTTTCTGATAGCTGTACGCGTCTTTTTATTCATAATGAAATACGCATCCGCCTGGTACTCATCTGGTACCGCCTCCTGCAGATCAATAATCTCGTCTGCTGTTACCGTTGTAGCAGATGCCGCGGTAACTTTCTGTGTTACGCCCTTAAGTCCATCCACCTTGCTGTCTGTCCCGTGTAACAGTTCCTTCTCCAGGAACTTTGCAATGGAGAGTGCCATCCGCGTTACGACAAAATCCACAATATTGAACTGGGAATTATTAATCAGACTCTTAGATACATCTGTGATCGCTCTTGCAAGGTATCCTGTTAATGTAATGCTTGCGAACTTGCCTACAGAGGACTCACCATCTGTGAACTCATCGCAATACTCCATCTTAATATCCTTTGTGGTCTCATCGTAATATGGAATCTGAAGTGTACCCTTCACGTTGTATCTGTCTGCATCGTAATAAATCGGGCAGATATCCACAACTTTCTGAATAATCTTATTTGCGATTGTGGACGGGATCACAGCACCATTTTCTGTCTTTACCATGTTGGTGTTCTCTCTCTCTTCCACTTTTCCCCTCAGATATGCTTCAAAATCCGC